TAGGAATCAACTGGTAATTAACACGATAATTAGTGCCGTTTGCAATAGCACTATAGACTCCAAATTCTGAGCTATTGCTAGGACTAAAGGCATGACAAAAAACATCACCATCATTTAGCTCTTTATCGTTGCTTTGCACCGGAAAAACAAACACATCGGAATCGTCTTCTTGAACGTCAGGATCTCCTCTGTGCGACTTGCCTTTTGTTCCATACCGCTTATCTGAACCAATAATTCTGTATTTATCTGAGGTACTTGAATCACCGTGCCAATAAAACGCAAATAAATCCTTAAAGACTGTATCTAAAGGATTATTGCCGAGAAAAATCCCCTCAAGTTCAGGCGGCTGAATACCTGCGCTACCTACACCTTGCTCGCCAACAACAAACATCAGCTTGGCACGTTGCATCGTGCCATGGCTAAACATGCGAGACCAAATTAATTTTGGTGTCGTAAGCATTCCGCCAATGTTGTCTTTGTAAAGGCCAAAGATCAACGGGATAGGTGACGCATAATCTGCTAGCTCTGCAAGCGTTTCAAAACCGCGTGATGGTGTAAAACGACTGGCCCCTGTAACACTGCCAAGGTCAATAATGCCGCCTTGTTTTTGTGCGGCAGGCATCTTGGGCTTTGGGGTTAGCAGGTAACCGATGCCACTTATGACAACGCCAATCGCTATGTTCGTAAGAACTGTTGCTGTTGCGCCTTTTGCTGCTGCCGCTGCTGCAGGCGCTGCCATTCCTAAAGGCCAAATACACTGAATGTCAGGAATATTTTCGTAAGCTGCTGGCCTTATGACTCCTCGGCGTTTTGCTTCAGTTGTAAACCTTTGATATTCCTCCTCAGTTACTCCAATTGTCGCAATTAACTGTTTCTCGAACGGAAGCAGTGGTACGTCGTAAACAGTCGGACCGAAGACCACTGAACCTTTTCCGTTCTTGGCTGCACGTACAAAATTCCCGTTTGCCATGTCACTGCGAAAGTCCAAGATTTTTCCGGCAGTAGCAGAATGTCCCCATCATACGCAGGCTTTTCAACTCGCAAACCCCACCGCATCAGATCCCGGCACACTTCCCATTTGCTTGCCTCATACCAGCTCTGCTTAAAAGGTGGCGCGTTGATGCCCATCCGCTCCAATGCTTGGTAGCAAAGGTGAATGCAGTCAATGTGGCCGTCACTGCCGTCAGCACCAAGCCGATACGGCATCCCAATGAGATCACTGCAATCGGACATTATTGGATACAGGCAAATTGCCAACCAGTTTGCGCGTTAGAGACCGCCTTGGAATATCCGTTCCAACAGCGTCTAAAACTGAACTGAGGAGCAAGTTGAGTGAAACGTTGTCCCAATCACCGCCAACTACTTGGCCGATGTAACTATGCACGCGATCATGAGAACCAGTTGCTGAATCCGAATCAACAATTAAAACGTCTACTTCCATAATGTAATGGTCTCTAATGGAAGTAACTGCCCAGCCACGGGTCAGATCATTGTTTGGGAAAACTAATGTCGCTTCAAGTCCATCGCCTGTACGGTTGACAGTGACTCCAGAAAAACCAAACGGCACAAACGTATATTGATTGCCATCAAAAGTCATCTCCTTGTTGATAAAAAAGTTTTGAAATTTAAACTGAGTTAATAACCCATTGTCGCCAATCGCCTTAATTCTTACGACGTGGCCTAAAGCGTACTGGCTCATATTCCGATCCTCTTGCGGGTGCTGCTACTCATTTGTAAACGCTTTAATGTTGCCTGTTCACCTTGTTTAGCACCTTGTGTTGCAGCCTGCTGCATTCCATTTTGGAATTGATCCGCAGTCACGTAGTCAACGCTGTTAATCCTTTCAACGGTGTAGCGAACATCAATTGGAGCGGCAACAGCAAGTCCACCACCTCCGCTTGACGCTCCAGAACCACCTACTTCTGGGATAACAGAACTACCGCGACTGCCGCGTGAATAACGCGACATGCTTTCACGCATCTTTGATTCAGGTATAACGTATTCAGGCTCTCCGCCTTCACCAATCAAAGCATTGGTTGGGCCTGAAACATAACCACCCTCTGCCATAGGGAAGACAGAAGGGCTTATTGCATTGAGGCCAGTGCGTACCCCAAACTGAAGGAACAATGAGCCAACGTCCCTAAGCACGCTTGCAAGGCTTTCTTGCAGGCTTTTTGTGCCGTCAATGGCACTCATGATTCCGTTGACGATTCCATTCTCGATGGCGGTGCCTACATTCTTGTAAAGGTCTTCAAGTTTTTTAGCCTGCTTTGCTGCTTCATCAGCTTGTTCTTTTTGCTTTTTGGCTAACTCGTCCGCATCTTTTTTGCGTTGTTCGTTTGCCTTATTAATTGCTTCGGTCGCGTCTTGCTGCTCATGCAATGCAATAGTGGCCGCAAGTTCAGCTCGTAATTGCTCTTCAGAAAAGCCTTTTGTGTTTTGAATAATATCTGCAATTTGTATCTGACGCTCAAACTGTTTTTGCTCTTCTTCCGTTAAGGCGCTAGCAAGCAACTTTTGTTGCTCTAATGAGCGAACACGTTCGGCAGAGGCTTCCGCAATCTGTTGCGCACGATCAGCTTCCTTGCTTTGAGCCCCACTTCCACCAATTCCTGCTCTGCCCTGGAGAAGCTTAGGGATTGTCATGTCTGGTGTTTTAGGAGCATTTAACTGATCCAGGCCAAACCCGGCTTCTCGAAGCCTATTTCTCTCACCTCTTAACTGTGCTCGTTCTTGGCCAGTAAGCCTGCCGCCGCCTTCTAAGCCAAGGTTTTTCCGCGCCTGTTTGTCAATAGCCGAATTTCTTGCCATTTGGCCAAACAAATTATTTATTTGGTTCGTAATAGTCGTTAAGAAATCAATAATTCCTTTAAAAATTGGTGATAGAAATTTGCCGATGTTTTGGCCAAATCGCTGGAAAGCATCCTGCAAGGTGGAGAGCTTGCCGAACAAAGTATCGGACTGTGCAACCGCACCGTTTGCGTACTTGCCGCCTTGCTCCGTTAAACGAATTAAAGCAACGTTTGCAGCTTCCGCACTGATCTGACCTTTTTCAAGCGCCTTGCTGAACTCAGTGCCGGACATCTTGTACATCTTTTGCAGCTCCTCGCCAAGGCCAACGCCTCGTTCTTGCAGCTGCAGCAATTCTTCGGTTTGCAGTCGGCCTTTAGCTTGAATCTGGCCAAACGCTGTTGCGATGCCGCCAAGATCAGCACCAGTAGCTCCGGCAACATCAGAAAGCCGCTTAGTCACATCAACAAGCTGTTTAGTTTCAAAACCAAACGCTTTGAGTCGCTTTGCTGTTTCAATTAACTCTTGACTTTCAAACGGCGTTACTGCGCCAAATGCTTGTAGCTCTGAAATAATCTTCTTTGCAGTGTTTAATGAACCAGTAAGCACTTGCAGGCTTTTTGTTTGCCTCTCTAGTTCACCAGCCGCACCAAAACTAAATTTTAAGAACGCTGCCGCACCAGCAGCTGCCGCAGCAATTGCAGCTGCCTTGCCAAAACCTTTAAAACTCGCAGCCGCCTCTTTTGCTTTATTTTTAATTTTCTGCAAAGCACTGACAGCTTTAGCCCGCATTTTCTGAAATGCGGGGCCAGTACGTTCAACAGCTTTTTTGAGCTTGTTAATTGCCTGCTCAGCTTTTTTGCTTACGGTGTTAACGGCGCGAAGCGGATTGACAGCCTTAGCGGCTTCAACAATCAGTTCTACCGAAGCCCTTGCCATAACCGCTTAGCAATGCCCTCATACTACCGCCGACGCATTTTTGCGCGATCCATTGCCCTCTCTTCTCTTTCGCCTTTTGCTTGATAGTACGCAGCAAAATAAGCAAGCTCCGCATCGGTTAACTCCGTGCGAAGCCTGCTAACGGTCATTCCAAGTTCGCAGGCCAGAAAAAACTCAAAGTTGAGCCAACTGTCCTGCTTCAGTCGTTTTTTGCTTCTTCTAGGTCAACCTCTTGATTTAGGCCAAACAGAAACAGCTCAACATCATTCAAGACAGACTCAGGCAGCTGGCGCTGTAGCTTTGGTGCGTCAGCAGGCGCAAATGCTTTTGTTCCATCTTCAAGCTCTGCCATCTGACACAGCATCTGTGTGCTGATGTCTAAGGCTTCATCTGTTCCAGCCAAACTTTGCGCCTTTTTCCTGTCTGCGCGTGTGATTGGCTTGAAATACAAATCGACGACAACTTCGCCGTCTGCATTTTTTAACTCGAACTTGCGACGCTGGTTAAGGTCAAAAGCCTCAACCAGCAAATCAACAGTGCGATTGTTAGCAGGCATTCAATAGTTTGAACGTATCACTCAAACTATAGCCCTATCACTCCAGGTTGGAAGTGATAGTACCGGAGGTCTGGAAGTTGCAGGAAACAACCACCAGTTCGCCAACAGTAGAAGTAATTTCCATGTCGGTAATGATCCCAGCAAAGGCAACGCTGTCAGTGCCTGATGTTGTCCCTGTCGTAAACAACTCAAAGCTGGCATCAGTTGCGTCGTTGACTTTGACTACATCCTCAATCAAGCCAGGTTGACCAGTTGCGTCAGGGTCATACACCAACTCAATGGTGCCAGTAGCCGAAACTAAGCCGCCAACAAAAGAACGAAAGGTTGAGCCATGAACCGTGGTTTCATAGGTTTCTTTTGTAGTTGACAGGCTCCAGCTGCGAGTGCCAACAACCGTTGCAAGGCTGCCACTGCCAGTTTCAAACTGGACTGCGCCTTGTTCTCCGCGAATGGTGGCCATGGTCAGAGTTCCTCGATGAATTCAAAGGTCACACGGACCTGAGTTTGCAGAAAGCCCTCAGGAGAAGCCGAAGCTATAACCTCTGGACCAATTGGAGCGTCGAAGTAAACCCCCGACACGATGACCCTATTGTATAGGTCGCGAATCCTCTTGGCGATAACGTAATTAGCTCCAGGGCCTACACCCAATGCACTGAAAACGTTGATGGTCATTAAGCCGACCATTCGATTCT